TAACCAACCCTTTTAAGACTTTACCGCCACCACGTGTATATTTCATGAATTCAACAGCAGCACCTTTAAAGTCACCACGATTGTGTTTTTGGCGCAACGTGGATCGTTGTAGTGTGCCTAATCCTACATTAAAGCTAAAAGAGACGAGAGCATCGAATTGCCCTTGAGTAGCAATAGCAGGACAATAACGTAGTACGCCTCGCTCAAAACGCTGCAAATCTGCTTTAAGAATCGCATCTACCTCATCCTTCGTAAATTGTCTAAAGTCCTCAATACGAAGCCCTATAGAGCCTCTATCTGCCACTGGCAATAGTCCCTGCTTGGGATATAAAACGTGACCAACGCCGACAGTCCACAAACCAGCAGGGCAAAGATATGGCTTATATCTAACACCCTCATGATGCTTTATGGTTTTAAGTGCTTTGTCGCTGACGTTCATTTCTTGCATTTATCAAAATGATACCTACGCATATTACCTCCCCCTCCAGAGGTTCCGCATTTTGGGCAGGTAACAACTTCTCTTTTTCCTTTGCACGCTTGACTTAGTTTTTTTGCATAATTAGGATCACTATTTCTTTTTTTAGCTCCTTGTTTATACGCCTCTATGTTTCTTCTTATACCAGTTGCTCCGTCAGCATGAGGTGCTAAATTATAAAGATCACCACTATCCCAAGCAGCTTGAATTAATTTTGTTTCAAACTTTTTTGCATCTTCAATTGTTTCTGTTTTTGCTATTAATTTAAAAATAAAATCTTCAACATTGAGTTTTAAATTACGCAACGCTGTAATCATTGTTTTATGACCATTTTTTATATGCGACTTATGATGTATAAGACGCCTTTCAACATTGGAGCTGCTCCCAATATAAAGTTTATTTAACTTTGTATTAATTACAGCATAAACGCCTATTGTCATTTTTGAAAAGCCCTTGTGCCAAAATAAAACGAAATTACGGAAGCCCACACAATTTGAGTTTCATCGTCCCACACTAAATCCATCATCTCTTTAAACGGAGCGTCTTGCGTCCAGGCATACCAGACACCGGCAATATCAATAGCAACGAGCAGCAGGAATAGTCCGTAAGTAATCGTAGGACGCACCATAGCGCGAGCATTAATTACCCATTGACTAGCACCCTTACCAATCTCAATGTCATGAGAATACAACGCTATGCGCTCATCTGCTTGCGTTTGGATACCAATCTGCTCTGTCTTGATGTCCTCGATATGCGCTTGAGCCTCAAAGCCCTTATTAGCCATTTCTAGCTGCTGCGTCATTTGCAATTGAGCAAGTGCTAACTCATGCTTCTTATCTTGCTTATCTTGAAAGAAATCCAAGAGCTTAGGCAAGCCGCCTGACAAGAAAGAGATTAGCGTAGTAATTAAGGTCATCATTAGTCTTTACCCCCATTTTTAAACATCCACCATATTGCATACATTACAAAACTGCTAAGAGATACGCCTAGCACTACAGCCAACCACTCTTGAATATTCTGAATTCTTTGTTCTTTCTTGCGACGTATAGCAGCCAGACGCATACGCTCCTCGCGTTCAGCATCTTCTATTTCTTGTCTACGCTCTAAGATAATTGCGTCTCTACGCTGGCACATCTCATCGTAAAGTCCTGATTCTTGGCTACCGTAGATTAGAGCCTCTTTAAGCTCTTTTTCTAGGCGAATCATCTCTCTACTAGCAAAGGTAGCTTCTAACGCCTCTGCGGTAGCGCTACGCTGTGGCTTGCCCTCTTTAACTGCTTGGAGTTTCTGTTTCTTTTGCTCGATGACAGCAAGCTCAACTTCTGTCTGCTTATCGAAAAAAGTTGCTATGTCGTGATAGCAATCTTGAATTTCATGACCTAATGATATTAGCTCTTTAACTCCGGCTACAGCAGTCTTAGCGATAGCAACCGCTGCGCCGATAGTTATTGGATCCATTTATCCACCAAATAGTTTTTTAACACTCATGGTAATAACGGAACCTAAAGCACCGGCAGCAAATACAATCATGTAAATGCCGCCTTTGCCTTGATTAAGCATAGCCGTTACATCGGCCATCTCTTTACGGAGTAAGTGAATTTCAGCCGTTAATGTCTTAACATCTGCTTGCAATGCACCAAATTCTTGAGGATTAACGTCTGACATAATCATACCCAAGAAATATTAATTTGACCTCTGCCACCTGTAAATGGCCCTGTTCCACCAGCGCCAGCGCCAGCTCCGCCACCAGGTATCCCACCATCTCCACCAGTAACTCCTAAATAACCAAGTCCACCTTTAGATGATGCACCACCAGAAGCAAATGCAGATACATAAGCATTAGAACTTTGTGAGCCTCCATTACCACCTGAAATATTGATAGTGCCACCAGACGCAGTACCACCAGCTGCATTAGTAGCGCCACCATAACCACCAGAGCCGCCATTTGCAGTAAATGTAGAAAATGTAGTTTGTCCGCCGCCACCACCACTACCACTAGTAGTGCCACCCGCTCCTACTGTTCCGGTAATTGTTGCGCCAGGAGTTGTATTAATCCAGCCAGCTGCATAACCGCCAGCTCCTGCTCCAGTAAATTGAGTAGCGCCACCACCGCCACCCCAACATTCAGCATAAATGCGATATACACCAGCCGGTACAGTAAATGTATTAGAGCCAGACGTATAGATAACAGAATTATTCCCAACCAAACGACTAAGAAGAAACGCAGTGCCGGTAGATTGAATTAGCCAAACATCACCAGGATTACAAGCAGCAGTAGTTACACCACCAATAAGCTCAGAGCCATTAGGATCAATTGTAACTACACCAGTACCAGTATTCCTATAATAACAATACCATCCAGCAGCTAAACCTGAAACTGCGGATATTGTCTGTGTAAAAGTTCCACTTGTTACATTAATCAACGTACTGTTATCAGACGATCCTAATATTGTATTAGATGTTCTGCTTGAAACAACTAATGAAATACTAGGCGTGACTGCTGTACTAATCCATGTAGACCCATTTGATTGCAGGAAGTTACCGCTAGTACCAGGAGTAGTTAAGCCAGTACCGCCGTTTGCTGCCGGTATCAATTCACCATTAACAACAAAAGCACCTGCGGAGCCTGTATTAACACCTAGAGCAGTAACTACTCCCGTGCCAGTAGTAACTGTAGCAGGAGCAGCGCCAGCACCACCACCAACGACAATAGCGTTTGCAGTTAATGCGCTAGATGATGTCCAAGTTGAGCCACTACTAAAATATGGGACACCGCCAGACGTACCTGCAACAGTAAGCGCAGGAGTAGTTGTTGCTGTAGCTACAGATACAATACCGCCTGTCCAGCCTACAGTTGAAACGCAATTACCAAACGATAATGTGCCAGCTCCATCTGTTTTAATAGCTTGGCTGCTTGTGCCATCAGCCGTAGGCATTGTTAGCGTATAGTTTGCAGCTAACGTAGTAGGTGCTTGCAATGCAACATAGTTAGATGAGTCAGCATCCGATAGTCTGACATCACCTTGAGCCAAAACAGTAAGATTACCGCCAACAGTAAAGCTATCGCCGTCTGTACCTGACTGTTGATTCTTGAGCTGAGACATAAGCTCACGGATAGCGTTGTTAATACCACTAGGAGCGCAACCTTCTGCAATGTTAATACTGTCAATGTCAGTATTTAGCGCAGGGTTTGTATCGAATTCACTAATCTTTGTTTTTGCCATTATTGACCACCATAAATTTGTTGGAGTTCTTCAGAGCTAATTTGTGGAGAAAGCAAACCACGCGTTGCAGTAATAGCAGGATATGGTGAGGCTGGTGGCTTAGTCATTACACCGGAGCGCATCATGTTAGCTAAATCCTCAACACTTCCTTGTCTCATTTTAGTTGCTGCTATTCTTGATAAAGTAGCACCAGCAGCTATTGGCAGCCCAATGGTAGGCTCATATACCGCTGCGCCACCAGAAAACATACTACTTACTGGGCCAGTAGGAGCAAACCTACCAAAGAATTTAAGAAGGTTTTGAGTATTGCCACCTTTAGCAGCAGCCTTAATTGCATCTCTTTCGCCAGCAGTAAACAAACGCATCTTCTTATCGTTTTTAGCTAACTGACGTAATTGCTGTGCAAGTGAATTTTCAGCACCAGATGCCGTAAACTTACTCACATCTAATTGAGCGTTCTCAAGCATCTTCTCAAATACTTCACCCTTCATTAGCTTTGAGTATTCACCTCGTGCTTGCTTCCATGCTTCAGCGCCACCTTTAGCGTCACCTGCCATAATATCTTTATCAGGCGCGTTTAATACGTAATTATCGAACTTATCTTTTAATATAGTGGCAATACGCTTTTCAGCAGGATCAATACTAGCCTGTGCATTTGTAATGATCTTACGCAAAGCCTGTAACTCTACAAAATCCTTTGGTCTAGGATTAAGTGTCAATTCTTTAATCGCTGCTTCAACTTTAGGGTATCCAGTGGGTGTGTAACCTTCATTACGAAGATCAACAGATATATCGCCCATCTGTTTGTTGAACCTAAACGGATTCAGAGCAATACCAGATTCTTCAGCGCGTCTAAATGCGGCATTAGATTGAACCGCTAATTGCTCTCTTGATACGCCACCAGGAACCTTTACACCAACACCAAATGGAGCGCCTACAACAGCACCAGCAAGTTGACCTGCAACAGGGCCATAAGACTCACCAGCAGTTTGAGCAGCCATAGCAGCAGGAGCAGCAGCAGCCAATTGACGACCAGGCTGTTGTGCCAATGTTCCAGCCATTCCCCTACCAAACTCTGTAGCAGCAGTCTTAGCAACGCTTGGCAATGCAGCCAATTGACCAGCAGTACCTGTTAATGCACCACCAGCAGCTTGAATAGCACGTTCACTGGTAGTTTGCGCGACAGGAAAACCTAATTTTGTAAGCAATCCTTCAACCGCACCAGACGGCGATGGAATCTGCATACCTTTAGGTAAAACAACATTTGCGCCTTGTGTAGCCATTTCAGCTAATGGCAATGCAAGCCCACCAGCAACCGCACCTATAGGGCCACCAGCTAAGAATCCAGCACCAGCACCAGCAGCAACAGGCGCAGCTCCTCTAACGGCTAAACCAGCTCCACGAGTAAAGTCTTGCATAGGAGTAGTTTGCTGTGGCGCAGATACTTTTTGAATAGCCGCAACAATCTGCTCATCTGACATTGAATCAGGAAACTCAACTAATCCTTGACCTGGTACATCAATGACTTTTGCCATTATTCAAGTCTCCCTGTCGCAGGATTGAATTTCCTTACAGTAGCTGGAGCAGGAGGAGCTTGTTGATCTAATGAGTAAAAATCAGCAAGTTCAGCAGTGTCAGGACGATTACGCAATCTACCTAAGTTTTTCTCATGTGCTTTAATCTTGAATTGTGATGTTTTCTCAAGAGCATTAAGCAAAGCCAATACTTCAGGCTGTGTAAATGTCTGCAAATCACCGCCAGCAGCACGTTTAATTAAGTTACGCTCATTTTCGGTAATTGCTCCTTGACCCTTCATTGCTTGCGCAGCAGACAACTCAAGACTTGCAAGACCTTGCATAGCAACGGCAGTATTTCTTAATTTCTCACTATCATCTTTACCAGTAATGCCAAGGCTTGTAGCTAATTGATCTACTACTCTAGGAACACTACTTAATGGGCCAGCATATACACCAGCTTGGATTAATGGGCGAATATTTTGAATTGCACCAAGAGTTGATTGAGCGCCTTGAGCAGCAGAATATGTATCGTTCACAGATTCAGCAACACGCTTACCAAACTCAGTGCCAAATGCTTTTTGACCGGCATTAACAGTTAAATTTGTACCAGGAGTTTTGGTTTTCAAGAAATCTGCATACTTTCCTGTGTATCCTTGCCGTTGTGCATATTCATATTCTTCAATACTTGTAGCTACTTTCCCATCTTTACCTGGGCCAGTTCCTTGAATTAAAGTAACTGCGCCATTTGCATCTATTTGATATTTTTGACCTTCTTTAGTTGGCAAACCAAAAGCAGTCATTTCCTCAAGAGTAAGTACTTTACCTTTTGCCTTGTCAGCAGCAGAAGATGCAAACAATACCTCTCCTGTAGGACTAACTAAAGTTCCACCTTGAGATACGACTGTAGGCTTTCTACTAACTGCTTCACGCTCAGAGATAATCCTAAATGCGCCAGCAGGATTAGTATCAAACTCATCAGCAAGATCAGGATACTTTAACTTCATTGCGGCAATACCAGCTTGCTGTCTTTGTTGCAGCATTAATTGCTGCTGTTGACCATAGTTAGTTATACCCTGCTGAATAGCACCCTGTGAGGCTTGTAAGCCACCACTAAGCGCACCAGCGATGTTTTGTGCAGCAGTAGTGCCGCGAGTACCCATGCCGCCTAGCAAGCCGATAGCAGCGCCTAGCAAGCCTTGTGTATTTGCTCTGCTTTGCAATGATTTAGCTTCTTCAGCACCAAGCAAGCCACTGTAATAGCTAGGAACAGTTCCTAGAATATTCTGCATAAAATTTGAAGGTGCTGGCTGATTGCCACGAATAGACAAGTTACTACGCTGTGCATTTTGAGCATCCATAGCAGCCTGATATTCTGCTGCTTGACGTAGTTCTTCTTGTCTTTGCTCCTGATCGTATCCAGAAGTACCGAATTCATATGCCATGATTATCCTAACAATGAAGTGCGACGCTGCATTTGCTGTGGCTTTTGGCTAAGTAAGCTCATAAAGTCTACAGGAGCGAATTGACCGCTTTGAATTGGTGGTGCTTGCAGTACTTGTGGTGGTGGCGGAGGCTGCATCATTGCACCGCCAGCTTGTTTAGCAACGCTAGTTAATGCAGGATTCTCATTCATTAAACCCTGAATGTTTCTACCAGCACTCATTACAGATTGAGTAAATGTAGGCGGAGCGCCAGCCATTCCCATTCCTGTATATGGGGCTACACTAGGCGCACCTGCTAATGCCGCTAAATTCGGACTCCCAAAAATACTACCTGTAGGAGTACCTGTTAATGCTGGTAAATTTGCATTTGCAAAAATATTTGCTGGAATAGTACTTGCAGCCGTTGAAGCAACTACTGGAGCAGCTACCGCAGCAGCCGTTGGAATAGCAGCAGCGGCAGGAGCAAGTAAAGTTCCGGTGTATGCGCCACCAGCTAATGACGCAAGAAAACTATTAGTTACTACTGGTGCTGCCGTTGACATTGCACCTGCTAAAGCTGGAATAGCTGCTGCTCCCATAATAATTCCTTATTTTTTAATTGCAGAAGTCCAATCTCTGCCTTGCATATCTGTATTTCTAGCCGCAGTAGCAGCTTTTTCTGCTTCTGTTTGAGGCGCAACGTATTCTGTGGTAATGCCACCACGCG